GTGTATTTTGTAGATGACTTTGCGGCAGAAGAGCCAAATGGTCTAGCCTGAACTACCGGTGCGGCGGGCGCATGATACGGTGTAGGAGAAATATTTGCCATTCCATCTAAAACACTGGCACTAACCTTTCGTACACCTTTCGAAATGGCTGCGCCGGTAGCTGAAGTTATTGTTGACTGAACATTTTTACCTATTCTTTGTAAAATAGGGTTGTCAGACTGAAGTAGAGGATTATTAGATTCAAGAAAATCATCTAATACTGAGTTAAAAGCTAGTGCAGGAAGTTCAAGAAACTCAGCATGGGAAAATGGTTCCAAACTAGAGTCGTTATTTTCTTCGCTGCCGCCGAGTTTCATATTCTGTATTGTATAGTACGCATATTCGTATTCGATTGAAAACGTAAGCTCAAGAGTCTTATCGTCAGCCGCATAGTTCAATATGTCGTGAGTGAATGCCGCGATGCGTGGATTCACTAATGTTACTTGATTGAACCTACCACCGTGAACCTGAAATATATCAATAGTCTGTATTAGATTCCTAATATTGCCGACTGCAGGTAAGTTGAATCCAAAGTTATGGTTGTCAAGTGTGTCGGATATTATATTGTTTATCAATGATTTACTGCCAGACGTATTTGTAGGCAGATCCTTACCAGTGGTGGATTTACCCTGAAATAGATTCTTGACTGACGCTGGTAAACTTGCAATACTCGGATTCAACGAAGGCGTAAGGCTCTTTACAAGAGACTCGACTGAAAATGTTTTATTACCTTGTTGCGTTCGTTTTGGATCATTTGCACCAGGTTCGGAACCATCCATGAAATAGTATCTGTAATACATATCCCAAAACTTCAGGGTCTTTCCATCTGCTACATCATGCAGAACCATTTTTACAGGTTCAAATCCAATCTTTGTCTGACTAAGTCTTTTTCTGTTATATTGATTGAGTGGAGTAGTTTCGATCTTCATCGATGGCATTTCTACTGATTTTACAAGAGGAGCCACTTGAGCAAAATCAACACCATTGAAGTATTTAGATATAAACTCTTTTGCCGTACCGACATTATTCAGGTTGAATGCGACATAATACTCAAACGGAAATCTTGGTTGATTTCTGTAAAGACTACGTGCTTCTTGACTGAAGGTGTAAGAAGCACCGCGCGGGCTTTTCTCGTAATAGAAGCCCGCGCCCGTAAGCTCAGTAAATAGACCTGAAAAACTAGGCATTAAGCCACCTCCAAAAATTCAGGATTAACCGAATGTAGTACCACCAGTTGGGCTGGCGATATTTGGATATGGGTCTCCACCAATTGTTGTTCCGTTGTTTGTATTTGGACCGGATACGTTTGTTGCGTTATCGAAGCTGATCGACAATGTTACTTCCTGTGGGTCACCACTTGAGTAGTCACCCTCACCATATGTAACGTTTTCAATCCAGCAGCCATCAAGGACCCACGACTCCAGTTGTTCGTTATTTGTACCGTCAAGCGAATGAATTTCCATTGCGAACTTATAGTTGATACCAGCTACCGCGCTTGTCTGCTCGTAGTGGTTCATCTGTTTCTGTACTTGTGCGCCAACCGACGAAATTACTGAGTTAGTAATATCATCGCGAAGCTTGATTTCAATTGCATCAAAAGCGGTACGTTTACCTTGAATCAATGCTACCGAGTTGTATGAATGAAGTTCAACACGACCGAAGGCAATCTTCGGTCGTGTGCAGGTCATTACGTTCGCTGTCATTTCGCGAAGGCCATTGTTTTCACCGAAGTTTTGCCAAACTACTCTGAAGCGATACTTTTGCTTAGGATGCAGAATACCCAGTTTGTTTCCATCTAGTGGAACACCGAATTTCGCCAAATTTGCCATCTCTATTTCTCCTGCTATAAAAGCTAATACTATTTATCAAATGTCGGATAATTTTATTCGAGGGGTTATTCCCGCAAAGGAAGTGATTGCATACTTCTCTCCGATATCTATCGAGCATTCATAGGGTAAGACACAGTAGCCCTTATCGCCCCATTTAGGTCCGAATGAATTTGCCAGTATCCAACCATTGTCTGTACTGCCTACTATCAGCGCGGCGTGGCCATACATCAACCGGTTATCTGTGCCATTTATTGGTCTATATTCGCTCGGATTGTGTATAAACAACTCGCCCACACTCAGTCCTATAATTACATGTACATCTCTTTGCAAATAGTTATCAATATCTTCAACTTTTTCGTATGACTGCAATCTATGCTGGATACCGTCAAATACGGCTTCGCTGGACGGCTCGACATTTATCCTGCTCCTGTCAAAAGGCCACAGTTGATCGGAACATGCACCGTATTTCTCTAGGGCCAAAAACACATTCTTAAGCTGGCATTTTTCTAAGTGTAAAGATCCCTGTATTTTTCGTGCCATGTAATACACATAAAGATGCGAGAAGATATGTCGTTTTCCTGCTCTGTTAGCAAGAAGCTCTATAGCGTGCAGGCATGCGATCGGTGCGCAACAATCGACATTATCTTGACGTTTTAGCAAGAGTTCCATCAATTATTTAGTCAAAAAGATACCGCCCGGAGGCGGTATCGAGAGTGACTAACTCTTAGGTTAGGCTTGAACCAGTGTTCTTGATTCTGATTGGAATGTAGATGTATTCGATTGCCTTGACTGGTTGAATAGCAATATCAATCCAAAGTTCGTTTCTATCGATACGAGCTGGTGTGTTGTTCGACAAATCGCAAACAACCAAGAAGTCGTACAATCCGCGCAATGTGATTAGTTCTGATAGGAATCTATCGAACGCATCCTTAACTGCGTTACGGGTTGTTGTATCGTTAGGTTCGAATAGAAACGGTGTCGACAACTGATTTAGCTGGTAGCGCAAGTAGTTTTCTAGACGAACTACGTTGATACGGTCTGTGGCGCTAGAGTAGTTCTGACGTGTCTTTTGCCCGAAGATAACAATACCACCCTGCGGCATTATACGGATTGGATTAATACCGTTTTGATACAGGATATCTCTCTGCCCTTCATTCAACTTGACTGCTACAAACTGCCCTTCGGCATTTACATAACCTACTGCACCTGCGTTGTTTACTACGCCGCGTTGTAGACCGGCCGGAGCAAACCAAGGGTACGCAACCTGATCGTTGTAGGCAATGGTGCGGAGTGCCATATGCGATGGTGGCACAACTACATCAGTTCCATCAACATTTGTACTCAATCCACTTGGATACCATGCTGCAAAATACTTGCTTGCAGATACTAACCCATCTGGACCATTACCCAATGCTAGTGAGGAGTTGGCTGCCCAACTTTGCAGAGCAGTGCCGGTGGCAGCCAATGTAAACGGTGTGTCGCCGACAACAAATGCAGTGTTTCTGCGATCGTCGTTTAGTACAAGCATTTCGTCAATTGCTTCAACATACCCCGGTGCAGTGATAAGGTTGAAATACAAATCTTCTGCACGAATATCTTCGTTAGAAGTAATAACTGCTTGGATTGCACGAACAATACAAATATTCTGTGCTGCTGCGCCCATGTATGGACGACCTTCAGCATCGTTGCCCGAATCGCTAACCCAACGTCCCGTAGAACCGTCGTATGTGGATGCTGTTACGTTTTCAAACACATATGGTGATACCCAAACCTTGATGTTGTTTGTCGAATAACGAGTATTCCACAACATAAATCCCTTTGGATATAGATCTGAATCAGGTGCATCAGCATCGAGATCAGGTGCTGTGCCGCCACCGTTGTTTTCGCCGCTATATGCGCCGGTGTGATACAGTGGATTTGGACGTGCATCACGGAAGATGATACCGTGTGGTGTTGTTTGGTCTATGTTGCTAACAAGAACCCATGCAGATCCACTCCAGTAGTAAATTACTGGATATTCAGATTGATCAGTGTCAATCCATACGTCATTTGCAGCTAATGTAGGAGCAGGAACGTTATCGCGTGGATCACCGGATTGTGTATACAATGTTGGCGAACCTGGTGTAACTGTCATTGTGCTAAATCCAGGCAAGTTGATATTCTGCCAGTGACCGGCACCGTCTGCAACCAAAATGTCGATTGTTGACAAACCATTTCCGTCGAGTCCGACTTCAGCGTTAAACCATAGTTGGCCGGTTACCGGACCTGCGGTTGGAACTGCGCCGGCACCTACCACTACAGTTAGCGGAGCCCACACACCTGCGGTATTTAGATTGATTCTAAATGAGTTAGCAGAAGCAGAAAGTCCTGTAATAACAGGCTCGATATAGATCTGGCCTAGAGAGCCTGCAGCATTCGAGCTGTAATATGTATCGGCAGCAGTGTTATCAACCAGGATAGGAGCCTCAACTTGAACAAACTTAGCAAGAGTTGCATCCATTCTGCGTAGAACAAGATTTGCACCTTGTGCTGCGGATGTTGTCTTGATCCAGAACTTCTGTGTTGTCGCAATATTGGTAAGGTCCGGCCATACAGATTGAATTGTAACTGTCTGGCCAACTGTGCCGATTTGTACCCAAAGGCCTCCGGCTTTTATCCAGTAAGATAGGTTGCCTAATGCAGTCTGGAATACTACTGCATAATCGCCGTTGACACCGTCACCAACAGTCGGCTGGTTCGATACACCTGTTGCGAAGTTATATACAAAACCAACAGTTACCGGTACCCAAACTTCATTCGGAAATGTTCCAGACCGAACAAATAAACCATAAGCAGATCCGTTTGGAAGTGCAGATTCATCAAACCAGTATGTTCCTACTGCTGCAGGACTAGTCGGCTGAATCGGGGTGGATTCGAGTTGCTTTGTATCAATATCAGCACGAATAAATCTACCTAGGTTAGAAATACCAAGATACGAGTAACCGGCCAATAGGCCGTATTCGTTTAGTGGGTAACCATTTAGAGATGTTCCGCTGACTTCGTAGAAAATAGGGTCGCCGAAAGTCTGTACAAGATCTCTCTGCGAAGTGATAGAATAAACCTTACCTGCATTTGCTTTGGTTGTTCCAGACGCTACAGCAAGACCAGATGGATCCAGTTTGTCTTGCTGAGTTGCAATAAAGATTAGAGGTACTGTACCCGGGCCGGCGCTGACGTTAATTGATTGATCAATAACAGAAATACTTGTGCCAGGTGAAACTAATGTAGCCATTGTGATGTAACTCCTATGAAGAATATGCTTCTTGTTATGAGTATTTATCAATAAAGGCCTGTAACAGGTGCAAAAGAAACTCGGATATATATCCTGTTTATTCTACATCGGGTGTTATACTGGCCAATAACCCTGGAAGAGTACTCTTAGGTTTAAAATTCTGTACATTTGCCCGGTAGTTATAGTATTATCTGAAATTTCAAGATCAGAACCAGACCCGCTGACGCCCACGGTGCCAATTGCTTGCTGATAAATTGTTCCTGCATCATTTCGTACATTCCAGATAAACCATGTTGCGGTACCAGTACCTGTTGCTGCAAGATATCCTGTAGAAATTACAACAGGATTTACATTTGACTGAACAATAAATGAACCGGATTCTACGGAATAATCAATCAATACATCTGTTATCGGAATTGTCACCAATGTAGGGGAAACGGGCATTGTTCCCTTCATGATAGTAATATAGCCGTGTGCATACGCGGGCAACGAAGATCCACTAGGTAGTAATCCGCACTGAGCAATGCTGGTTACCGAAAAACTACTGTTGTAATTTATTATTTCGGCAATATATGTGGTTAGCAAGCCCTGGCTTAATTCTAATGATGACATAATAGTTCCTTGTTTAGTCAGTTCTCAATAATATTTACAGTTCAAATAAACTCGGGAAAGATAATCTGATATTCAATATTCTGTAGTAATTTCCCGATACAATATCTGTATCATTTATTTTGAGATCTGCAGTCGAATTAGACAATCCCACAGTACCTATTGCCTGCTGATATATTGTACCGGTATTGTTTCTTACACTCCATACAAACCAAGTAGCTGCACCGGTGGCAGTTGCAGGAATGTACATAGTAGAAATTACAACTGGATTTTTATTTGCCTGCACATCGAATACTCCCGATTCTACCGAAAATTCTGCTAATACATCAACAGACGGAATAGAAATAAGATCTGGAGTCGCTGGCATTACGCCCTGCATGATGGTAATATAGCCGTGTGCATCGGTTGGTGCATCAGACCCCGAGGGTAGTAATCCACATTGAGAAATATTTGCTACAGAATGTGTGGCATTAAAATTTAAGATATCGACAAATAATTGATCTAATAATCCGTTGCTGAACTCAACAACATTGGTTGACTCAACGAATAGGGACATTGATTTAGAATTTATCGATGTGTTGTTGGCTGCTGTTAGTGTAACCATAAAGTCGCCAGGAAGTGCATATGTATGCGTCGGTGACTCAAGCACAGACATATTTCCATCACCAAAACTCCACTGATAGCTCGTAGCATCAGTTGACAAATTTGTAAAGGTTACCAAACTATTCGCAGATATTGTTGCTGGCAAATATGCAAAATCTGATACAGCTACGGGCACACCTGTAACCACCACATCCGCTGTATATGCAATTATTGGAGAGGTGCCTCCGGTAAAATATGCAGTAACATACGGGTGAAATGTACCAGGTAATAGATAATCATGAGTAGGAACAAATGAAGCACTGGTTGTCCCGTCACCAAATGTCCAGAGTAGTGCATCTAAAAATCCAGTTTGAGATACTCTGTCAAATGTTACCGAGAGTGGCGCGTCACCTGTTGTTGGCGTTGCCGATACAGCAATAGCATTCGGTGCGGCTACGACGACAGAGTGCGTTATACTTGTGGGAGTTGTTCCCGATTCCCAGGTGTTTGTTAGTTGAACAATAAATGTGCCACCCGTAACAAATGTGTATATGGGATTTTGTATATTACTTGTTCCACCATCACCAAAATCCCACTCCCAGGTCAGTGGCGAACCGGCACTTATCCCGGAGAAAGTAACCAATAATGGTGCTATTCCGCTCGAAGGTGTATATGTGAAGGCCGAGCTGTTAGCAGGTGCTGTTACTGTAATATTTGGATCATAGGTACCCGAATATAATGCTCCACTGACAAACTGTCCACTGTACGATATTGTGTAGGTTCCACTTGTGTTGTATGAGTGTGTAGCTGGAGTGCCGGTAGTTGTGCCAGAACCGTCGCCCCAATCCCACATAACATCTAAAATAGCGCCGAATACGGCGGTCATTGTTGCATCCACAATGAGTGGACTACCACCTGTCGTGGGAGTTACTGATGGGATTGCTATTGGCGAGGAAGCTGGCATGTGATTTCCTAAATATATTCATTACTTATGATTATGTATTCTTTTGTATAATCTATAGTAATTTCGTCTGTTTCTAATCCGTTTATGTCTCTGATAGCAATAATAAACACATCACCATTCTTTTTTATACACATGCACGCACTGGGATTATTGCTATGATTTGTCCATACCCCAAATTGTGTTCGTTTACCTGCTATTGTCACGATCCCTATGACTTCTCCTGCAGAGATATTTACTGTAGCATGAATTCCTTTTCCGTGTATTTTAGATTCCTTCAAGATACAGTTTGTCAGTTCTATTTCTATCTGATCATCTATGCGATGGCTACGGGCTAAAAGATCCTGTTCGGTCACCCTGCAATATGCCAGTACTCTATCAAACTCCCTCATATCATGAAGCAGTTATACTCGAATCTAGTAATGCCGTATTCGTTCCCAAAACCACAGATAGATTCGCCATTCGAATAATTCCTGACCCCGAGCCCAGTGATACATTACCGACAATAAAATTAGAATTAGGCAATACAAGACCTTGTAGCGTTATTGGTGTAATATCTGTTGTCCAAATAATTCCCCAAGCCGCCGTTCCATTATTGTATGCAACAACATCAGCTGGAGAATTTGCCATAGTTAGCATAACTCCGCTTCCCGGAATATCATATAACGGTTGGTTGTACTGCACACCTTGCCAATGAGCCAAATATGCCGTATTATACCCTGTCCAATTCGACGATATTGTTGCTGCCGCCGGCAGCACACCCGAAAAAATAGTTACAGAAACAGTTGCTGTACCATTACCGATCTGAGTATTTCCACCGCTTCCTGCCATGGCATTTAGCAATCCTCTACCTATCATTAGGTTTCGTATATTCGAGTTAAAAAGTATTGTCATGATATTCCTATATTAGTTTGTGTTCAATGATATTAGTGGATATCCATTGCCGATTGCTGTGTACGAATACCCTATCTGCATACCATTCTTGAAAATAAATACTATATTGGCAAAGCCAGCATATGTTATTCCAATCACGTCACCGATAGAAAATGTACTGCTAGGTGATATAACTGTGGAACCAATTCCAAAAACTCGGCCATCGTCGATATAGAATACACTGCCGGTGGAAGCATTACCGAAATTTATATTAGGATCAAAATGGTTCGACGGTTGATCTACAAACATGCCAACTGCCAGGAGTGCCGAATGTTTATGGATTCCCGACTCCCAATAAAACTCCCAATATGCGTACGGGCTTGCCGCGTATGGTGCAGGTACTGTACCCAATACTGCAGATATTCCAGAATTAGCAAATGTCACTGTGGTGGCTGACGGGAAGGTTGCCAATGAATTTATATTGGACTGATCATAAACCCCTGTAACTGGACCGGAATTTACCGGGCCCGATGTGGAAACTGTTTCCATTGCTGCATCATATGCCGCAGAATATTGTATATCGGCATTCTCCGATCTAAATATTATAGTAGGAGTTGTCGATGGCAAAGCTGGTACACGAGTAATAGTTGTCTGCACCTGGGCAGATATAGACGGAGACGATACAATGTAATAGTCGCCGGCTGACGCCGTAGGACCTACAACAATGTGAAAATAATATTGATAAGAATATCCGCTCGAATCAGGGAATGTCGAAAAATCAGAATATACTATCCATATTTTATCATCGGTTTTCATAGGTATATAAAAATTCAACACATTCTCTGTCGATGGTGGAACTCCACTAAACGACCTAGTCTGATATATAGGCAAAGGTTTTATCTGATATTGTGCATTTGCTGAATTTCCGGCGCCAACATAAAATGTACCATCGCCGGAATTTATTCCGCTGCCTGTTAGAACAATATTACTTGCCGTTCCACCGGAGGCCGGTGTAGTCTGATCAATACCGTCGGACACGCTGAACGGAGGTATGTCCGACAAATGACCTATAATGCCTATATCGCCGCCGAATCCATTACTTGCAGCAAAAGTACCATATCGTGTATATTGATTAGATGCGAGTGCAAGTGTTACTGGAAATGGTGTTACATCGTCTGTAGAAAATACATTATTACCGAAACCTAGTGAAGTAGGTTCTGTTGTTACATCGTTTGTAGAAAATACATTATTACCGAAACCTAGTGAAGTAGGTTCTGTTGTTTGATCTCCGATAAAATCTGTCGGGGGAATAACAACAATAAAGTCCATCTTTGTTACACTTCCGGATCCGGATGCATTCGTAGCAATCAATTTTACAGAATAAGTCCCGGGAGTTGTATACTGATATGTAGGATTCTGCAATGTACTATCTATAGTACCGTCGTTATCGAAATCCCATTGCCACGATGTCGGACTTTCTGTCGAATAATCAGTGAATGCTACTGTTAGTGTATCGTATCCTGTCTGAGGTGTTGCAGTAAAATCGGCAACAGGTGCAGGAGTTGGTGTAGGTGCAACTATTACAGGACCCACTGACGGTGTCTGCGCCACCGTCAGTGGCGCAGTTCCACTATCTACCGTGATAATAACTATCGGTGCTTTGAATTGGCTATCGTCCGACAAAGTGTAATAACTCCGAGATTTGAGATTGAAGGCTGTCTAAAGTATCATTGTTATTTATCTCAAAATCTACTTTCGCACCTACCCAGGCCCACTCACTAAAGTGTGCGCTAGAATAAGTCTTTGTCATTGCATCTCTGGCTAGAGAATTTCCCTTGTTTGCAAGAATAGCTGTTTCATACCATACGGGTAAGGCACCGCGATTGATCTTTACAAGGATACCGCCTTGGTTCTTTATAAATTCAATTTCGTTAGGGAAGCGAACATCGCTGATTACTACGCTCTGATCCGGATTCTTTCTAATACGATTTTCTACAGTATTGAACCATAGGTCTTGATTGAAGTGATTTCTGAGTACGTCTGTACCCATAATCTGCAATGCGTATCGTGGGCTGAAGTTGGCAATACCTAATTTTGCAGACCACCATGGATCAACAATCTCGCGCCACTCTCTTGATTCTTTTGTGTCGCCTTCGAGCAAATGTCTAGGCCAACCGAAAATTGCTGCACATGCATCCTTCAAACTTGATGCTAAACTATCTTGTCTGAAGTTGTGTTCTTCTACCAGTCTTGAAGCTACTGTACCTTTACCGCTATTGATAAACCCAATAAGTCCGACTATCTTACTCATACGAAACCCCTAAGCTATGTTGTCTACTGCTAGTTATGCAGAGACCGCTTAGGGGTTCGCGGTTTTTTGTTACGGGATTTGTTTCTTAATAATTTCCAAATTCTTCAAATATTTTCTTACTTTTAATCGTATATCGTTAATATCTCGATCAGGAAAAAATTTAATATTCAGAAATGTATTGATTCTAAGTTCGAGATCATTTATGTTATTCAATATCGGTCTATGCCTTGCGGATCCCACATTTTTCTCTTTCATAAAACTGTGTGTTTCAATCACAAAATTATATTCAATGTCAAACTCTATATCTAAATTACTTAATTGTAGAATTAACAAATTTTGAGATTTTATTTCGTGTAATCTCATTCTCCGAATTTCTCTTTAAGATCGGACAGAATTTTTTTCAGAGATTCCTGGTTTTTTTTTGATCCGTTAATTAACTCTTTCAATATAGCAAGCTGTTCTTCCTCACTAGGGTGAATTACAGGAGGATTCGTTAATTCGTTTATTTTCTTATTTTTCATTAATTTATCGCTATCCTATTACAAATAGGTTTATTATAGGTTAGCCGATAATGAATCCATATCCATCGCCGGCAGTCACCATGTCAAGCAACTGTTTCTCCAACTTTTCTATCTCGACTTGTGCTTCTTGTTTCATAGTAGCACCGTTTAATGTAACATTTCCAGAGGGTCCTGGGAAACCTCCTGGAAACTTATCTCTTGCCTCGCCCAACATGTATTTCGAATATGCTGTGGCATACGATCTCAACCAAGGACCTGTATATGGATCATTGATAAGATCATCTTCAGATTTTCTCGCAAAAACACGAACTGCAACTTCTTCGTCCGCAGTTGGTCGACGAATGATTGTCAACTTATGCGAATTTACGTCCCAGTTAAAGTTGTATTGACTTGCAAAAACACGTTCAGTTGTTTCAAGAAACTGATTGTAAAAATCCCAGGTAGCCAAGCCACCTGATCTGTTTGGCTGTAACAAATAAATATTGTAGAATGCAGCATCGACAGGGTCAAAATTAACACCACCGTTGGTATATGCACCGACACCACGACGGTATAGACGTCTTACCTCTTGCACTTCCTCAGGGAGTGTATATTCAACTATATCTCTTGTAATGTGTAGAAAAATATCTTTCTCGAGCAAAGCTCCATCAGATTGCTGACGCAATTTTTGAATACCGATAGTGATTGCCTGCGATAGGTGTTCGACGTCAAGTTCAATATCGACCATTTGCCCACCGAGCCCAAGCTCGATTTGCTTCATGAGTAACGTTCTAGCAGTAACTTGTGCGGACATAGTGTATCAACTCCAGTGATACACTATTTATGACTAGCCAGGTGGTTTGTAGGTACCGTTTATAAGTGATTTTCTTACGGTGCCGTTGCCGGCCAACTTATTCATCTGCTCGATCCATTTAGTCGCGGTATCCAAATATATCGTTCTGGTCTCGTCATCTAAGAAATCATCTTCGGGAGTCTTAGGATAGATATACTTTTGATATTTTTTCACAGACGCATCTAGTTCCAAATACTTCTGTTCGATGGTAGATAATGGCTTGGCTTCTGCCCTTGCTGCATCAGCAGCCTTCTTTTGCTGATAATAGTCTTTATAGAGCCGAGAATAATCTTCTTTTGCCTTTCTTAATGCAGGACTTGAATCCCATACCTGCTGAAACGGATGACGACTTACTTCTGTGCCGTCTGGTTGATGAACAGTATACACCTTATTATCTATATCCAGTTCCCAATAAGGCTCACCGGGTTTATAATTCGGATTCTTGGATTCGATAAGGTTAGCAAGTTTCACGACTGTATTTATCAATATTCTTCTGCTTCGTTCTTCCTATCAGCAAGCATCATAACTTTAGCATCATCCAACGCATTATGAATATCAAAATCATTGTCCAGTATAATGTCTTCCTTGACAGGATCACAAATACTAATTCTAATGGGATATTCGAGCAAGTTGGCAGGCCATACTCCGGCATTGAGCAATGCTTTTAGATATGGCATATCCCATCCGGGGTTGTCACTAACAATGACACACTGTTCTTCCCTATCTTCAATCCAGTTGCCTAGTGCTAATGCACATTCGCTGAATGTCATTTTATGCGTATTCTTCAAAAACGGAATAACGTATAACTTGACAAAGGATGAACATTGTTCAAATTTGTAGGTATCCGTAAGTTCAGCGTAAAAGGAATCGCCGTTCTCATCCACCAAGGCAATACTGATTAGTTTTGCTTCTGGATGTGACTCCGTAAACTCCGTGTCAAGATAGAGTCTCATCTTTACCTTCTAATTGTTCCATCGACCATCCGTACGGGCGTAGACCACGATTTACCCAATCCCTGACGTCCTGGATAGTTACCGTGCCTTCTGCTATCATTGCTTCGTCATAAAGATAGTCATATATGTATCTAGCCTCCATCCGCGTCAGCCCACGTAACCGATTGAATGTGTCTTCTTCTGTCATGCTAAAATCTTCAAAATAACGATGTCCTCATTCATGCGACCATTTGCTTTTATCTCGACAGCTTTGATGCCATCCATGAACGTTCTTAGCTGTACTTTGCCCGCCTTCTTGAACTCTGCAAGTTGCTCAACAGGCTTACGCAGGTTCTTAGACACGGATTTAGCCTCATTATAGCCAATTAGCGAGGCCCCCTTGACACTTAGCGGACCTTGCACGTCATCGGCAACGAATCTGGATATTTTGCGGGTTTTTGTGTTGAACGACCAGACTTCCTTAGCACCAAGTATTTGAGTAGGATTCAGACTCACAATACCCAAGGTAGAATCTTCCTTTTTGTACTTGAGTTTAGAAACAATCTTCTCTGTGGAGACTGGTTTCTTCTTGCGTGGGGCGCGAACTACCTTGGCTACTTCTTGCACCATATCGCAGGCAGAATAGAGATTGGTTAGTATAGAAAGTAGCTTTTTCATATCAACCTTGCTAAAGTTTGAATATGCTTCATTCAGATCTTTATCCTTACATTCTACCACTCTCTCGTACTCGGCAATCCTTCTTTCGAAGATAAATCGCATATGTGGCATGTGGGCAGACTTTAGCTCATATGTTTTGAACAGATTTACGAAATCCTGCACGGTCTTTGGATTAGATTTTCGATCCATAACAAAGTCATCTAACCACCCCTCCACTTCCCCTGCAACCTCGTGTGCCTTTTCACGGAGACGGTCCTGAATTGTGATAACAACCTTATTAGTGTCGACAACAATGCTATCGCCTTTCTCTTTCGATTGGAGATATTCTTGTTGCTTTTTTTCCGCTGCAATCTTCGCTTCTTCTTCACAAATCATCTTCTCCGTTGCAGGCAGTAATCCATTCATAACGTCGTCGGGAATATCGGCATTATTATTTAGGATATACATATACTTACCAATAATGGCAAATCTATTTTCATGAATATCTTTTGCTCTGTCAAATAACGGACTCTCAATCTTCTTGAGATATTTCATTGTTTCTTTTCTTAATTCAAGTGCCGTAAGCTCATAATGAGCATACATCAATGCACCACGATAGCACGCGGAGAAATGTTTATTTGTTTTTACGGTGTTCGGAAAGTGCGGCTTGGGCCAACTAACGAATACACCTGATGTTCTTTTCTTACCAGCCATTGTAATATCCTCTTGGTACTTTAGCTATTTTAGCTTCGTACAAATAGAAAACGCAACTAATCGTGGTTTAGTTGCGTCTTTTGGATATTTTGGGAAAGTTTTATTCTTCTTCGTCGAGCTTGCTTTTGTGCTTTTCGCCACGGGGCTGAGGATTACCCTTAGACGGTTTTCCACCCTTTTTATCAGCCTTGTGTTTGCCAGAACCGGTAGTTTGGGCATTCTTGGCTACGAAATTACGTGGTTGTGTAGCAGGCACCTTTGCTGGTTTTGCTTCAAAAAGTTCAAACAATCTCATGGCTGCTCCAAATAAAGATGTGTGAGAGTGGTAGCGAATCACTCTCACACGACGCCTGCCCTGGTGGGTTCCGTCAACAACGGTCCTAATGGTAGTTGTTATTCTTATTTATCAAAGAGCCTTCTGAAAATATCCTTTCAGGTTTGCGTTGAACACAGACACTTCGTAAAGCTAAAGTGCGTGCAAAGCCAAAAGATATTCCATAGGATTTGTCGATTTGGCAATCTTAGCCAAATACCAACTTCTCAATATTCCAGCAGTCATGTTGATTTTTTCCTAAATGCTAAGTAGTTATCCATTAATGAGTGAATATTCTTTGTTCCCTCTGGATTCTTGCTGTGGACAGTATAACTGAAATCGTCAGGTATCAATCCGGTATCCAGATCATAATCGACCAACCATTTTGCAAAGTCCATGCCGGTTTTGCCGTCAGAATAATCTCCAGCGTAGTGCATCAAACCCAAATCATGGTCAAAACTGATCACATTTGGTACGCCGTTCGATTTGACCCACTCGCAGGCTTCTGCAAAGGAACGAACAATCTGCCAGTCTGCACCCCAAAACCCGCAGCCACCAATAAGGATCCAGGTTACGTCCTTTGGCACTCGTTCGTCGTCAAGGAATAGATATTTTTTCATAATGTATTGTAACAAGTAAAAATGGCAGTGGCAAGTCTCCCTACCACTGCCAAATGTGTGTATCTAGGCACCCCACCTAAATTCCCCGTCCTGTGTTTCGGATCCTCCGCGGTTACATTCCCTCTG